CAGAAAATGGGGGACTACTGCGTACAGGATACACGTGCATTACGCTCTGTCTACAGGGGATTGATTGAGAAACTGTTTGCTATGGGCAGCCAGAACATCAACGAATTCTTAGAGATGGAACACCAAGTTAGGGCGCTCACCTACCAGCAGACAGCTAATGGATTCAAGCTGGACGTTGAGAAGGTAAGCAACCTGTACTCTGACCTAGCATGTCACACCAGTGGCATCGAGGCTAGCTTGCGCGAGGCCTTCCCGCCTATCGTTACGGAGCGATGGAGTGAGAAGACAGGCAAGCAGTTGAAGGACAGCGTAGAGACATTCAACCCTGCATCACGGCAGCAGATAGCACGCAGACTTGAGGGACTGGGTGTCAAGTGGACTAAGATGACAGACAAGGGTTCTATTATTGTGGATGAGACAACGCTTGGTAAGCACGTTCATATCCCCGAAGCCGCCGCTGTACTGGACTATCTCACCACTAACAAGAAGCAATCGCAGGTTAACTCATGGCTCAAGCATGTCACACCAGAGGGACGTGTACATGGACGTGTGGATACGTTAGGCGCAGTGACTGGTAGGATGACGCACCAGCAGCCCAATATGGCACAGATAGCCAAGGGTGAGGACACACGGGGTGTCTGGATTGTGGACAAGGGCATGAAGCTGGTAGGTATTGACGCATCCGGCCTTGAGCTTAGGATGCTGGCTCACTACATGCAAGACGCGGAGTACACTGAAGCTGTTGAGTCAGGTGATGTACACGCTCTGAACCGTGACGCTCTTGGGCTGAGTGGTAGTGAGGGCAGGGACGTAGCGAAGACGTTCATCTATGCCTTCTTGTATGGAGCAGGCGATGCTAAGATAGGCAGCATCATGGGTGGCGGAGCTAAGCAGGGCAAGCAGTTGAAGGAAGACTTCTTGTCTAACACTCCTGCTCTTGCTAAGCTGCGCGAGAAGGTGGCAAGGATAGCCAAGAAAGGATACCTTCCTGCGCTAGACGGACGACCACTGCGGGTACGCTCTGAACATGCGGCACTGAACGTGCTACTGCAAGGAGCTGGCGCTATCGTGATGAAGAGGGCACTGCTGATAGGTGACGAGCTGCTTACTGGCACACCGTACAAGCTAGTGGCTCAAGTACACGATGAGTTGCAGTGTGAAGTGAGTGATGAGCATAGCCACAGGGTAGGACACCAGTTCGTAGAGGGTATACGAGCAGCAGGCCTGCACTATGACATGCGAATCAAGTTAGATGGTGAGTATAGTGTTGGCAATAGCTGGCATGACACACATTAAAGGCTTGACAAGGGTGGCTACATGGGTTATAATGATAGTAGAACAGTAGGGAAAGTAACAACAACTGAAGTAACTTTAAACTAGGGGTAGTACATTATGAGCAACGAAACTGTAAAGATTAACGCAACAATCATGTGGGCTTTCTTGGACAAGAAGGACACTAGCTTCAACCCTGAAGAGACAGCTAAGTATCAGGTAGACTTATGCTTCTTGTCAGAGGCAGCGGTTGCTAAGCTGGAGAGTCTTGGTGTCAACGTCAAGGATAAGACAGACAAGGGCGGTCACATCACTTGCAAGTCTAAGTATGTCATCAACGCCTATGACACTGACGGCAACACGTTAGTAGGCAGTGATCGTGACAGCGGCAAGGCTCTGGAAGGTAACGTCAAGGTAGGCAATGGCAGCACAGCTACTGTCACCCTGTCAACCTACGGCTACACCACACCAGCAGGCAAGAAGGGAACCAACGCTACCATCAAGCGTCTCTGCATCACCGACCTGATCGAGTACGTATCGGAAGGCAGTGTCGATGAAGACGCAGACATGGAGGCGCTGTGACCGAGGCGAACATCCTAGTGGTGGGGGCGGCAGTGACCGTCCTCGTCACGACCTTCGGGTTCTTAACTGGGACACTGAAGTGGGATGAAGACTCGACACTAATGATATGGATAGGGTTCACCAAGGCTTGTATCTTGGGTAGAGTATCCTTCACAGAGATAGAGGACGATGATGATGAGACGATATGAAACGGCAGCAACGATGCTGATTGCAGGTTGTGTAATCTACTTAGTATTATGTGAGATGGGGTTGTTAGTATGAAGAAAGCATTTGAGGTAGCGAGTAACGTGTTCTTGATGGGAGGCTGGGCAGTAATAGTGGGCATCCTAGTCGGCAGCATAGTAGCGGGTGTGGCATGTTGATGCCTGAACGTAGTAAGCACGTCAACATAGACGGTGACGTGATCTGTTATGCGGCAGGGTTCGCAGCACAGAGCAACGAATACTGGGTAGACAAGGACGTGTTCGAGAGCAAGCAGGAAGCTATTGTATTCTGCAAGCGATACGACATAGACATAGAAGAGATACACACACGCATCATACCTGAGCCGATTGAGTTCTGCCTCAGTACAGTGAAGCGCATGGTAAAGAACATAGTCGAGAAGTCTGGCAGCGAAACATACACTGTCATCCTGTCAGGTTCAGGCAACTTCCGAGTAGACGTAGCTACCATCCAGCCCTACAAGGGCAACCGTGTGTCAGCTAAGCCGCTGCACTACGCTGCTATCAGGGAGTACATCACTACTGTCCTGAACAGCATCACAGTGGACTTCGAGGAGGCTGACGACTACCTGTCCTACCGCATGTTAAGCCACAATGAAACGTGTGCCACCATCGACAAGGACTTACGCAACACCAGTGGCTGGCACTACAACTGGAACCATGACATGGTAGACTACGTTGATGAACGTACTGCCAATCAGAACTTTTGGAAGCAGATGCTAAGTGGGGATGCAACAGATAACATCGCTGGCCTATACAAACTGACTGGCACTAAGTGTTCAGCAGCTATGAAGGCCGAAGTGGAGAGCTGCTTAACCTACAAGGACATGCGCCAGTGTGTCATAGAGACATACCAACGTGCGTTCGAGAAGCTGAGCAACAAGATGGGGGTAGGCCTTATCGAAGACGATGACCTGTACGACATGCTCACTGAAGTCGGTACACTTTTATGGATGAGGCGCAAGCCGGACGAGATGTGGGGCATAGACTATGGCTGTTAGTAAAGACAGGGCAGGAGGGCGGTGGAGTGAGGCTAGATACTTTAGCTTCATCCGGTCGGCACTACGCAAGGCTTCGATGAGATACCCAGTGAAGACGGACGTACTCATAGCAAGCAGGCGCAAGAGGACAGAGGCAAGCGGGGAAGGCAAGCACACGTATGAGCATGAGTGCGTAGGGTGTCGCGGCTGGTTCCAAGGTAAGGATGTAAGCGTTGACCATCTGATAGGGGCTGGTAGCCTCAAGACTTTCAGTGATCTCGCTGGCTTTGCGGAGCGTTTGTTCTGCGAGGCTGATGGTTTACAGGTTCTATGTAAGGCCTGCCATCAGACAAAGACTAACCACGAACGGGGACTTAAGACATGAGCAAAGCAATCAAACAGAAGAACAAGTACACGGCACAGTACACCACCAACAAGAAGGACGGCACACCCATACGTCACCTCGTGATACCTGACACACAGTGCAAGCCGGATGTATTCCTAGACCACATGACGTGGGTGGGCAACTACATCGTAGACCAGAAGCCTGACGTTATCATTCACATCGGCGACCACTGGGACATGCCTTCACTGTCATCGTATGACACAGGCACACTGTCCTTCGAGGGCAGGCGCTACAAGAAGGACATCGAGGCTGGCAACAAGGGCATGGACATGCTCATGGCTCCTATCCTAGCTGAGCAGGCACGTCAGCGTAAGAACAAGGACAAGGTATGGAAGCCTAAGATGATCTTCACCCTCGGCAACCACGAGAATCGTATCACTCGTGCTGTCAATGATGACCCGAAGCTGGAAGGACTGATGTCTTATGAAGACTTCAACCTCAAGCAGTACGGCTGGGAAGTGTTACCCTTCCTTCAGGTGGCTACCATTGACGGCATCTGCTACGCCCACTACTTCACCAGTGGAGTGATGGGACGTCCAGTGTCTAGTGCCAGAGCGTTGCTCACTAAGAAGCACCAGAGCTGTGTCATGGGCCACGTACAGGACAGGGACATAGCCTTTGACAAGAGAGGAGACGGCTCACGTATCACTGGTTTGTTCGCAGGTATCTGCTACCAGCATGACGAAGAGTACCTTACACTACAGACCAATGGCTCGTGGCGTGGACTGTGGGTGTTGAATGATGTACAGAACGGCGCCTTCGATGAGATGCCCG